TAGTCCTGGCAGAAATTTGAAGTGGACGAAATATTGGATCTTATTTTTCTTTAGATCATTGGGCGCATAGTTTCTCCGTATGGAGAGTACTACTCGGCTACCTTCTTCAACAGTTACGATGTAAGGTAATTTTATTCCCGTTGGTTGTCCGTCTGGGGTAGTTTCTTCAAAACCTTCTAAATCTAAATTAACATGACACTCTAACAAAGTGTAAACTGGTTCGTTTTTGCCAGATTTTTTTGTGCCATCTAACTCACGTTCTTTTTTTTCTAGATCGTTATTTGTTACAACTCCTGGTGGTCCAAGTTCTACATCTCTGTAAAAACCAGATACTTGTTGTTTTCTTAATTCGTTTTCTGATATTTTTATTGTGTGTATTACAGATTCTGCATCTTCAATACTAGTTGCAGTATAAGGCACAACTAATTCATCTGCAGGCACAAACTTTGATACGACTCTACTCATGGGTACATCGTAATAAACTTTTTTAAATGTAGATCCTGCAAGTGGTAAATGAAATAACATAGAATCAAACTCTGCTTCATATTCTTTCATTTCATCCATAATTAAATAATTCATGTAATCTTTTACACGAGTCGCTTGTTGTTCTGTTTGTGGATTTTTTACACCAATAATTTGTGTTCTAACTGGTCCATCTGCTGGTAATAGTTCTTTGTATGCTTGTGCTTGAAATTGTGTAACAGCTTCTGCTAACACTGGGTGTGTTGCACCAGATGCTCCTTGAAATGGTTCTGTTCTGTTTTCGTATTTAAATCCTAGTAAGTCAAGCCCTTCTGTATAAGATCTTTCCCAATCTTTTCTTGATGCTTTGTAGTCCATGTAGTTTTGAACCATGTCATTACCAATTGGCTCTAAAACATCGTCTGGTAATAAATCTGCTAAATTATCAAAGTGTGCTTCTGTTCCAGGTACATTGATTGATCCTGGTTCAAAGTCTAGTGTTACACCACCATCGTCTTCGGGTATAACCTCTATTGGTTTTCTTTCCTCTTGTGCTTCTTGTTCCTGAACAGCAACTTCTTGTAACTCTTCTTCTGAAGGTATATCAAGTTTAGTTTTAACGTTCGGGAGTCCTTTGTCTATTTCTGCCATTTAATACTCCTATTGTTTCTTAACACCTTTTGTTTCATAAGGCAACCCATGAGGCGTTGGTCCTGATACAGGAGGTGGTCCTGATTTTTTACCAATAATACCACCCTCTCTTGCACCTTCAAATGCAAAAGCTGCTTGTCTAGCTCTTAGGGCTTGTCTTTGTTCTGGTGACATTGCTTGTAATTCATCCATTCTTTTTTTGGCAAACTTGCCTGCTTGATACAAACCTTCACCAGTGGTTAATGCAATACCAAGTGGTGATGCCACTCTTGCAGCTTTTAACGCAAGTCTAGTTGGTAGACCTAAATTTAAAAATTGTTGAATACCTTTTTGTAAAGCTCTATTTTTTATTCCTTTTGTTGCACCAATGCTTGCCTTAACAAGTTCAGGTGCACCAGCCAATTCTGCTCCTAAAACTATTCTACCTACTGGGGATGTTAAATCTAGTCCACCAAGTCCAAGAGTTGAAGCGGCAACTCCGGTTGGAGTTAAAAAACCAGCTTGTGCAGCTCTACCTGCAAATTTTCCAACATCAGCCAAAAGTTGTCTGTCAATAGATCCTCGTTCTCCTTTTCTTTTTTGTAAAGATGACACCACATTTTTTAATGGCTCTGATTTTGTTTGAATTACAAAATTATTTTGTTTTGCAAGATCTCTTATATTTGCCTGAGCTTCTGGAGAATAATCTTTAAAACTTTTAATAAATTTTTCAGGTTTTAAATTTTTACCTATTCTAATTATAGGAGAATCTACTCCTGTTTCTTTAGTAAATCTTTTTGAAATAGTATTAAAATCATTTATTTCTTTTTTAGTCGCTACATTATTTTTTATTTTTTTAATTAATGCAGAAAAAGGTTTATCTATAGTATTAGCTTTTTGTTTATTAAATTTATTTTTAATAATTTGAGTTGCCTCTGTGTAACCAGGAGCATCTTCAAAAGTAGCTGAAAGACCGACAGCTTCATCTATCACATCCCCTTTTTTTATTAAATCAGATAAAACTCTTCTTAAGTTTACAGTTGTGCCTTTTTTAAGTTTTAATAAATTATCTCTTATACCAAATTTTAAATCACGAATAACTCCCTCTTGAAATCCAAAATCACTTGATCTGTCCGCAATAGAGTCTAAAATATCTGCTGCTTGATTCGCTGAAGGATATTTAAAACCAGGTATTTTTAAATTTCTTCTTGTCCCTGTTTTAAGAACATCAATATATTTAGCTACATCATTTTTAGTTTGAGTTAAAAATGAAACACTTTTTGATGCATCTTTTCCATAAAGTTGTTCTGCTAATTCTTCTAATCCAACATCTGGATCTAATTTAAATTCTTGATTTAATCTTATTACTGCTTCAAAAGTATTAGTCACTGCTTTTTTAGCAGCGGCTGCTGTTCCAGCAGACTGTCTAAAAGCTTTTCCTGAAATAGTATTTAAATTAGGTATTTCATCTTTAATTAAATTTTTAATATTTAATTTATCAAAAACTTCTTTAGATATTGCACCCGATAGATTTTTAGTGTCTCCTTTGATATATTTTAATAAATCTCTTGATAATTGATCTAGACCTGAAGAAGCTCCCTGCACTTTGCTAGTTTTTGCAAACCATTCTTTTGGAGAAATATTGGGATTATTTTCGAGTATTGTTAATAAATTTTGTACGTTTTGAGTACTTCTTTTTGTTAATCCTTTTATATTAATAGGGATTATATTATCTTTAAATTTAAAAGTTCCCTCGGCAAAACCTATTCGTCCACCATCAGCTTTATTAAATCTTTCTTCAGCATCTTTAAACATTTCTCTATCTAATGCTTTTTGTGGTCTTTCTATATCTTCACCTGTTTTTACAGGAGTATCATCAAAACCAAATTTTCTAACTTTTTTAGGAGTTGTTAGATATTTGTTTACTTGTTTTAAAATAATTGGAGTAAGTTTTATACCGGCCATTACTCTCCTAACATCGTTGCGATACCGCCGCCTGCTTTTTTAATTGATGGTGCTTCACCCGTTACTTCTTCTACAATTTCTTGAATACTTTCTGGCTCAATACCATCTTCAACATCTTTCATCTTACCATCTGAATCAGGTCTGACTGTAAGTTCTTCATACTCATCTGGTGGTGTTCTACCTTGTGTCATTTCATCAGCTTGACCTTTTCTAAGTGACATAACTTCTTCTTCATAAGCAAAATCAGGATCTCCTTTTTGTTTTACAACTGTTATATCTCCTGTTGTTGTGTCTTCTATTAACTCATAGTTTTTATAATTTGTTGTTCTTTGTCTTGGACCAATAGACACTCCTGGTTTACCTAACATTTTAATTTTGTTTACAAGATCAAAAAAATACGACGGAGCTTGTGATACAGTTTCTCTTGCAGCTTCTACCGCAGGTGCTGCAACTTTTCCTGCTTTAAAAAATTTACCAATAATAGGTAATGCTGCGAGACCTCCCATAATTTTCATAAACTTTCTTCTACCTGGTTGATCAGGTCCATCTTTGTAACCAATACGTCCACCTTGTGCCATGTTTTCTGGATTTTGATATTTTTTAACATTTTTTTTCAATGCTTTTTCCGCTCGATCTATAAATATTTTTTGTTCTGAAGCAGGTAAATCATCTAAAACTTTTCCAGCTTCTTCAGCTATAAATTCTGCAAGATACATTTTATCTTCATCTAAACTTCTAGGACCTGCAGTTCTATACATATCATTAATTAATCTTGCGTCTGCCATGTCTTCTGGATCAAATATAGAATAATCTCTATCTTCCTCCATTTTCTTTTTAAAATCTTTAATAGCTTTTGTTGGTTTAGCTCCCGTTGCTTTCATAATACCTGATCGAAGAGCAGCGCCTTCTTGTGTGCCACCCATAATAGTTTTACTTGGATCAAGAGTTCGACCTTGCATGTCGACAATCTTGTTCATGTCTTTAAATCTTTGTACAGCTTCTTGTTGAATTTTTATTTTCTCTAAACCATCAGGATTTCTACCGGCAACTGATCTAAACCCTCTCGTGAGTTGAGCGATCATTTCAGCTATTGTCATTCCAAATTTTATTGCCATTATTTACCTTTAAATAAACTTCGATTAATTCTTTCATTTAATTCAATGAAACTTTTACCAGGTTTACCTTTACGCATTCTTGCAGCGGTTTCTACTACATCAGGACCAGATTTTTGATATTTTATTCTTTTTTTAAATTCTTTATCTAAAAGCTCCGAGGCTCTTGGACCCGGAAAAGTTGGTTTTTTAACACCAGCTTTTTTCATTTTAGATTTCATGATTGCACCCATACCTTTTGTAATTATTGTCATGTTAATAATAACTCCTTTTAATTTTTTCGACCTTGTCGTCGATGTAGTCTTCAGGGTGTCCGATCAGACCGCCCTGTCTGAATCGCATGATCGCTTGTGTTGTACTATCAACCAAGTCGTCATGATCACCGTAAGGAAACGCAGCGCATTCTTCAATGACTTCTTCTGC